GGCCTATCCGCAGGGTGTGTGCGTCGAGCTCTGTTTGAAACGTGTCCAGACGATGCGTGCGTTCATCGAACGCACCTTTCAACGCACCGACTTCACCGCGTAGCTCACCGACTTCTTTGCGTGACTCCCTGACCTCGCGGAGAGTTGTCTCACCCATCTCGACAACGTTGCCCTGACCATTCGGGCGGCCGAGTGTGCGACCGTTGTTGATCGCACCGATCGCACCAACGGTCGCGACAGCGATCGCACCAAGCTGTATGACCAGCGCTTCCCAACCTGCCGGTGCGTTCACGAGAACAGCAACTCGCTCTTGATCCGGTTCTCTGGTGCGTACCACCAGGCGTGGAACACGCGGCCGTCGACAGTCGGCACGAACACTTGCCAATCGGTTCCGGTCTCAGGGGCGAAGATCGCGGAGATCGGAGCGTGCGGATCGCACCCAGCACCGATCTCCCACAGCGACCATGCGGTCGCTCCGCTGCCAGCCCAGTAGGCGTGTCGTAGCCGACCGTCGCTTGTGACAGTGAAATGCCAGATGCGATCGCCGCGTTGAAGTGTCTGCATGAGGGAACCTTTCGGAATGACGGAGGGAACAGGAGAGGGGGTAGGCGGGATTGGCGCGGAGGGCGTCGCAGCGGCACGCACCAGATCGAGCAACTGGCTCATCGGATACGCGCCGCCTGGATCCCAATGGTCACCACCAAACGCTTTCGAGCATTCGTTGTGGGTGGTGATGCCACGCTCACCACGTAGCAATCCAGCCGCATCAACAAACTTGATTGGGATCCCGCAGGTCACGGCGAGCTTCGCCACCAAAGGTGCGACCTGCTCACGTAACATGCGCTGTGAGTAAGCGTCCGCCCAGTCCGCCGCGGACTGCTCCGAATACCCGGCCTGCTCAACATGCACACCCAGCCGGTTAGCGCCCGGCGCGCCCGTGGCGCTCATTCTCTGCATGACCGGTGACACTCCTGTGCTGCGACCGGATGGTACCGAAACACCACTGCGCGACATTCGCCCTGGTGACGAAGTTGCGACCTTCACTGAGGAGGGTGAGGTCACTACCTCGGTCGTGTCGAACTGGGCCAGTCAGGGGGTCGATGATATCCTCACCCTTAGCATGGCATCAGGACGAAAGGTGCGGGCAAACGCCCGGCATCCGTTCTGGGTCATTGACGAGAATGGGGACGGATCATGGGTTCGACTGGAATCGCTGCGGGCGGGCATGAGGGTGCAGTGCCTCACGGAACCTACCGAGGGGTCGAGTGCTCCGCAGACGGCTGCGGGAAGCCCGCGAAGTGCAAGGGCATGTGCATGTCCCACTACTCCCGCGCCCGGTACGCTGCAGGTCATCGACCTCCCTCGGCGTCTCACGAGGGACGGAGAAAAGTCCGGCTCAAGGGTCGCTACGGGATCACGCCAGAGGACTACGCCCGACTCCTCGCAGAGCAGGATGAGCGGTGTGCTATATGTCGAGGGCACGTCACCGAAGTCGCCAAGCCTGCCCACTGGGCAGAAGTCTTCTGCGTTGACCACTGCCACGACACCGGAGTCGTGCGAGGCTTGCTCTGCAACGACTGCAACCTCGTCGTTGCTCGCGGCCACACGCCCGGCATCCTTCGACGGGCCGCTGAGTACCTCGGTCGTTTCGACTGACGAGATCGTCTCTGTCGAGCCCGCAGGCCGGGAAGAAGTGTTCGACATCGAGGTGGTCGGCACCCACCGATTCATCGCGAACGGGCTGGACGTGTCGAATACCCGCTGGCATCATGACGACCTCGCCGGTCGACTACTCGCCGAGCCCGAGAGTCCGTGGCGACTGCTCAACATCCCCGCGCAGGCCGACCACCGCCCCGAGAAGTGCGAGGCCGACCCCCTCGGTCGCGCACCGGGCGAGTTCATGGTGAGCACCCGAGGCCGCACCCGCGCACAGTGGGAGCTACGCAAGCGCACCGCCGGCACCCGCACGTGGGCGAGCCTCTATCAGGGCCGCCCGACGCCCGACACGGGCAACCTCTTCCCGTCCGACGGCTGGGCCCGCTACGACCGCCCGCTGTGGCTGGTCCGCGACGACGGCGCCCGCATCGTGCCGGACGCCATGCGCGACCCGGACGTCGAGATCATCCAGTCGTGGGACCTCGCCTTCAAGGACACCGAGAGCAGCGACTACGTCGTGGGCCAGGTGTGGATGCGCCGGGGCACGCAAGCCTTCCTGCTCGACCAGATCCGACGGCGCATGGGCTTCACCGAGAGCTGTCAGGCCATGCTCGACATGACGGCCCGCTGGCCACAGGCGATCGCCAAGCTGGTCGAGGACAAGGCCAATGGTCCGGCCGTGATGAACGCCCTTCGCGCCAAGGTCGGCGGGCTCATTCCCGTCGAGCCCGAGGGCAGCAAGTACGCCCGCGCCGTGGCGATCACCCCGCTGGTCGAAGCCCACGACGTCGTCCTGCCCGATCCGGTGGCAGTCGAGGGCACGGCGTGGGTGACCGACCTGACCGAAGAGGCGCGGGACTTCCCGGGCGCGAGCCACGACGACACCGTCGACGGGATGAGCCAAGCCGTTCACCGCCTCCTGCTGGTGCCGATGCTCGCCGGGCAGACGCTCTACCCCGAGGACGTGCTCGGCGACGGGGTCGAGCTCGACTGGGTCGCCGACCTCGACTATTGAGGCGAGGTGACCGATGACCACGCTCACGCCCGAGCCCGCCACCCCGACCGCTGACCTCGTCGAGGTCGACCGCGGCACCCTGGCCACCCTCGTCCACGAGCACGAGGCCCTCACCGAGGCCGTGGGCGACTACGCCCGCGCAGCCTCCGGTGTCGCGGACATCCTGCGCCGCGACGACCAGGGCTGGTCCCGACTCGGCGGAGACGCCGAGGAAGCGATCGACCGCGAGCGGCTGCTCGAGAAGGTCGCCCTGGCCCGCGTCATGGCCGTCGCCGATCCGCTGATCAAGCGCGGCCTGGTCCAGCGCCAATGCTTCGTGTGGGGCCGTGGTGTCACGATCCGCGCCAGCAAGGGCGACACCAGCGGCGCGCAGGATGTCAATGCCGTCGTGCAGGGCTTCCTCGACGACCCGAGCAACCGGGCGACCTTCGCCTCGTCCACCGCGCACGCCGAGCGAGAGCGGACCTTCGGCACGGACGGCAACCTCGTCCTGTCCCTGATCACCGACCCCGTCACGGGCCGCGTGCAGGTCCGGCACATCCCGCTCGGCGAGATCGTCGACGTCATCACCAACCCCGAGGACGCCGCCGAGGTCTGGCTCTACAAGCGCGAATACACCGCCCGCGTCATCGAGCCCGGCACGCTGCCCTCGACCACCCGCACCCGCCGGGAGTCCCGCCGCGTCCTCTACCCGGCGCTCGGCTTCACCCCCTCGGTCCGCGCCAAGACCCTGGACGGCATGCCGGTCGAGTGGGACAAGCCCGTCGTCCACGTCGCCGTCAATGCGATCGGTCGCTGGGGTGTGCCCGATGCGTATGCCGCGCTGCCGTGGGCGCAGGGCTACCGCGACGTCCTGAGCGACCTGGCCAAGTACATCCGCGCCGTGGCCCGTCTCGCCTTCACGATGACGACCAAGTCTGCACGGACCGCCGCCGCCGCGCGTGAACGCTTCGGAGTGGGCCCCGATGGCTCGCCGACCGCGCCCGGATCGGGCGCCGGGCAGACCGCGATCATGCCGGACGGCACCAAGCTTGCCGCGCTCGGCCCGTCGAGCATCCGCCTTGACGCCGACTCCGGCAAACCGCTCGCGGGGATGGTCGCCGCAGCGCTCGGCCTGCCCGTCACCGCTCTCCTGGCAGACCCCGGCGTCACCGGCGCCCGCGCCGTCGCCGAGACGCTGGACGAGCCGCAGCGCCTCGAGATGGGCATGCGGCAGGACTTGCACGCCGACCTGATCCGCCGCGTCCTCGACCACGTCATCGACCAGGCGATCCGCGTCGGCCGGCTGCAGGGCGGGGCGCGCATCGATCCCGTCACCGGGCACCTGTCCTACGCGCTGGCGGGCGACCAGGACCGCGGCATCGACATCGACTTCCCCGACCTGTCGACCACCCCGCTCAAGGAGCTAATCGAGGCGATCGTCGCCGCAGACGGCACCGAGCTGCTCCCGCCGCGGGCCATCGCCTACGCGCTGCTGCTGGCGCTGCCGGGCATCGAGGACGTCGACGCCGTCATGGACGAGCTCACCGACGAGCAGGGCGCCTTCCTGTGGCCGCGGGAGCGGCAATCCGCGGCATACGACGCCGGCCAGCCGGCACAAGGGCAGCCCGACCCGCAGGCCGACGACATAGCGGCCTAATGGCCGTCACGCACCGCACCCTGGCGATCCTCGACGCGATCCGCCTCGACCTCGACCGGCGCATCAACGCCGAGGACCGCCTGATCGTCGAGGCGTGGGCGCGCGCGTGGGCCGAGCTTCGCCCCGCGTGGTCGGCCGCGGTCGACCGCCTGATCCTGATCCAGCAGCAGGGTCGCAAGCCGACCCGGCGCGAGGTCTCCGAGGCGCTGCGAGCCACCAAGGCCATGGTCGCCACCCAGGACGCCATCATCGCGCTAGCGCGCGAGCAGGGCGCCCGGATCACGGCGACGCTGCCCGACCTGACCAAAGCGGCCAAGCGGCTGCAGGCCGACCTGCTCGCCTCGACGCTGCCGCCGAACATACCGCCCGGTCACGCGCTGGCCGGGTATGCCTTCGACCGTCTCGACCCCAAGGCGCTCGACGCGATCGTCAAACGCACCACACAGCAGGTCACCGCCCTGACGTGGCCGCTGTCGCGTGAGGCGACAGCCGCGATGAAGTCGAGCCTGATCCGGGGTGTGGCGCTTGGGATGAACCCCAATGCTGCCGCCGCACTCATGCTCAGCCGGGTCGGCCAGGACTTCGACGGCGGACGAGCCCGCGCAGTCAACATCGCCCGGACCGAGATGCTCGACGCGCACCGCGCCGCAACGGCCGCCCAGGACAAGGCCAACCGGGACATCCTCACCGGTTGGCAGTGGGTCGCCACGCTGACCGCGAGGACGTGCCCGAGCTGCTGGTCCATGCATGGCACCGAGCACGACCTCGACGAGCCCGGACCGATCGACCACCAGCAAGGCCGCTGCGCCCGCGTCCCGCTATCCAAGTCCTGGCGAGAGCTGGGCTTCGACATCGACGAGCCACCGGGCGTCGTGCCCGATGCGCTCGCGTCATTCCGCGCCATGCCGCACGCCGACCAGCTCGCGGTGCTCGGCAAGGACCGCCTCGACCTGCTCGACTCCGGCGCGATCCGCTGGTCCGACCTCGCGACCCGCCGCAGCACCGACGGCTGGCGGGACTCGATGGTCCCTACTCCGGTCGCCGATCTTCGCGCCCTAGCTGCACGCCGGGGCTGATCCCCCGCAGATCGTCCCCGCCGGCGACCGAGACCGCGCCGCACCGCTGGCACTCGTAATCCGCGAGCACGTCGTCGGCCAGAGTCACGCCCGCGAGTCGCCACACGTGCTCCGGGCACACGTCGTCCGGCACCCGCCGAGCATCCCACGAAGGAGGTTCGCCTGCATGCCGCAGCGCATCCACGAGACCGCCGTCCTGCCCGCCGTCGACGCTGAGGCCGCCAAGTCTGGTCGCCTGCTGATCGAGATCATCAGCCCCGGATGGGGGTCCAGTGGTCACTACTCGCCGAAGGTGCTCGAGAACGCCGTCGCCGAGAAGGTCTGGGCCAAAGGCACGCACGTCTATCTCGACCACCCGACCGAGTCCGAGACCTACGCCCGCCCGGCCCGTACCGTGAAGGATCTCGTCGCCAAGCTGACCGAGGACGCGCACCTCGACGAGCAGGGGCGCGTAGTCGCGCAGATGCAGGTATTCAAGCCCTACCGGCCGCTGCTGACTGACCCCGACTTCGCTGAGGCCGTCGGCATGAGTATCCGCGCCGCCGCCGAGGCACGCATGGGTGAGGCTGAGGGCCGCAAAGGCCAGATCATCACCCGGCTCATCCCCGACCGGCTCAACTCGGTCGACGTGGTCACGCACGCCGGCCGCGGGGGCCGGATCCTGTCCGTCCTCGAATCCCTGCGCACCCTGACCGGGGTCAGCGAGACCACCGTCTCCGACCTGCGCGCAGCGCTGGACGACGCGCTCAACGCGGCATATGGCGGGGAGACGTCCTACGTCAGCGTCCGCGACTTCGACCCCAACGCCGGCCGCGTGTGGTTCTGGTACGAGAACCCGACCGGGTCCGGCACCTACCAGGTCGACTACACCACCGACGAGTCCGGCTCGGTCACGCTGACGGGCGACCCGATCGAGGTCCGCGCCAAGACCGTCTATGTGCCCGTCGCGGCCACCACCGAGACCATCGACGCCACCGGCGGCACCGACCCGCAGCGCGCCGCCGAGGCCGCTGCCCCACAGACCCCGGCACCGGCCGGAGACCCCAACCCCGAGACCCAGGAGACAACCATGGGACTGATCCAGGTGGACGAGGCCGAGCACGGCCGACTCACCCAGGAGGCTGGCCGGGTGCCCACGCTCACCGACGAGCGTGACCAGGCCATCCGCCGCGCAGACGCCGCAGAGGCTGCCCTGCGCGGGCACCGCAACACCGACGCCGCTCGCGGCATCCTCGCCGAGGCAATCGCCGCCTCGACCACCCCGGTCACCTTCTCGGCCCTGGAGCAGCGCGGCATCCTCGCCGCCCTGCCCACGACCGGCGAGGGCGAGATCGACGCCGCCGCCTTCCGCGGAGCGGTTGAGGCCGAGGTCAACGCCAAGGCCAAGGCGGGCGGCGCTGGCCGCATCACCGGCTTCGGCGCGACCGAGGACGCTGGCGGCAAGACCGTCCCGACGTGGGACGACATCGACTCCATCTACGGCCGGAAGGGGGCCTGAGCCATGGCGAAGAACAACGTCTACGGCTTCACCAAGAGCCAGTCGCTGCCCGTCGCTGCGGGCACCAAGAGCGGCGACGCGGTCAAGTCCGGCGCCTACGTGGGCGTCGCGCTGACCGACCGGCAGGCCGCCGCAGCGGCCGGTGTCCCGAACACCTCCAACCCCGTCGGTAACGCCTCCGTGGCGCTCGACGGGACGTGGACGCTGCCGTGCGCGGACGCCGTCGCGGCCGTCGGGACGGCTCTCTACATCGCCGGCGCGGGACCGTTCACGGTCACCACCACCGATTCCGGCAACACCCTGCTCGGCTACTCGGCCGACGTCATCAAGGGTGGCGCTGCCACCGGCGGGACGAAGGCCGCGGGCGCCGGCACCATCAACGTCACGATCGGCTGAGGAGGCCACTGACATGCTGACTACGACCTTCCTCGACATCGCTGAGTCGATCGGGGACCAGAGTGACGGGCTGAGCCCGGCCGCCGCCCGCCGGCGCTGGGCCAAGGACGCCCAGATCATGCGCACCGTCGAAGGTGTCGCGCGCATGCTCGACGCCGCCGACGGCTCGATGACCGCCCGCGCCACCTTCTACGAGGCGCTGTCGAGTAACGACCTGGTGGCCTTCGCCACCGGCGTCCTGATCGACCGCCAGATCGAGCGCGGCTACACCGAGCTCGAGAAGCAGTGGCCCAAGTTCTTCACGCGCACCACCGTGCGGAACTTCAAGCCCAAGTCGATCGCCGAGCTGCACCTCGGGGCGCAGAGCTTCTACGACATCCCCGAGCTGACCCCCTACCCCTTCCTCAAGGGCGGCGGGCTGAGCGAGTATTTCATCCAGGTCGGGAAGACCGGTGCCCGCTACGGCTGGTCCTTCGAGGCGCGTCTCAACGACGACCTCGACCAGCTCATGGAGGTCGTCCGCGCGTTTCCCGCGATGGCGGCCAACACGGAGGACGAGAAGGCTCTCGGGCTGATCATCAACCTCGCGACGGGCGCCCCGGCGACCAGCTTCTTCAACGCCGGGAACGCCAACCTCGGCCAGATGAAGCTCGGCCGGGAGTCGCTGCTGCGGGTCCTGCGTTACCTGTCCACCAAGCGTGACCCCTACACGGGCGGCCTCATCCCCACCGGGACGCTGCAGCTCGTCGTTGGGCCTGCACTGGAGGGCTTGGCGAATGCCGTCGTGGGCGCCGGCCGGGTGGTCATCACCCGCGTCGACGGCACCAAGGTCGAGACGGACAACCCCATCGCGGGCCGCTTCGAGGTGGGCGTCAATGCCAAGCAGGTCGGCGCGTCGTGGATGGTGATGCCCAAGCCGGGCACGGCGGCCAAGGCGCCGACGTGGTTCGCACACCTGACCGGCTACGAGACCCCGGATTACCGGTACGCCAACAACCAGGGCCGGGCCATGGGCGGCGGCGACCTCGGCCCCGATGAGGGTTCCTTCCTCAACGACAGCATCGAGTACCGCGCCCGCCACATCTGTGGCGCGGCGACCGGTGACCCGTCGCTGACGTATGCCAGCGACAACACCGGCGGCGCCACCGAGCCGGCCAACATGCCCACCGTCGCTGACGTGACCTACACGGTCTGACCAGAGGAGGACTGACAGATGGCAACCACCACCACTACCCCGCCCGTCGACAAGGCCGGGCAGGGCAACGCCGAGGCTGCCGCGAAGGCCGCCGACGCCGCCGCTGCCCGCATCGCTGAGCTGGAGGCCGAGGTCGCCAAGCTCCGCGAGGA